CTCCATTTCGAAAGATTTGGTGTCTATACTAACCTACCCCCCAATGCCCACCCAATGTCAGAATACTATAAGTTCTGGAAAGAGGAAGCTAGGAGATGTAGGGAGGGGTATATTAGGGAAGAAGATGGAGAGTGGATACCTGGGGATTATTACTACTACTTAAATTATTCTCCTATATTACTATCTAAGGCAAGTGCTAAACATGGTATTATTACTAGGGTAGAGGGGTTCCCTAAATTCTGGGATGGTAGTTATCTCTACTATCATTACATGGAACAAGCTCGTCAGATTGGACAACACACCAATTGTCTAAAATGCAGGGGTAGAGGGTACTCATTTGAGGGTGCTTCATTACTAGGGAAAGTATTTATACTTGGAGATAGGGACGAGGAATCCAGAGAGAAACAAGCAGCATTTGCTATTGCGAATGAGAAGGAATTTCTTATAAAGGATGGTCTTTTAAATAAGTTTACTGATAATATAAATTGGTGTGCAGAACATACACCCTGGCCCAGAAATAGGTTAAAGGATTCCTTAGATGGAATGGTCTGGACTATGGGTTTTAAGGACAAAACGACTCAGAGAATAGAGGGAACTCAGAATGAGGTAGTTGGGATCTCTCTTAAAAATGATCCACAGAAGGCCCGTGGAAAGAGAGGATGCAGAGTACAGTGGGAAGAATTTGGTAAGTTCCCCCATGTTTTAACTGCTTGGCAGGTAGCTCGTCCTTCTGTAGAGGATGGTGGGGTTGCATTTGGTCAAATGAATGGTTACGGAACTGGAGGTACTACTGGTGCTGATTTCACAGCAGCTGAGGAAATGTTCTATAATCCAGTTGGTTACAACATTATGGAGTTACCTAATGTGTATGATCTAAATACTGACGGAACTTCTAAGTGCAGTTTCTTTCATGGTGAATACTTAAACAGAAATCTGTGCTATGATAAAAATGGAAACTCTGATGTCGTAAAAGCCCTATTAGAGGTTTTTGTAAAGAGAGCTAAAATAAAGAGTGGTACTTCTGATCCTAATGCTATTGTACAAGAAAAGGCAGAATCCCCTATATTTCCTCAGGAAGCTGTTATGCGTAGGGAGGGATCTATCTTTCCAGTACTAGATCTTAAAGAACATCTTGCAGAAATAAGTGTAGATGTTAGTAAATTTGTTGCTCCCCATTATGTGGGAGATCTTTATTTTACTGGAGAGGGAACTGTTTTATGGAGAAGGAATGATGATAAGATTCCGATACGTGATTTCCCAATTAAAGATAAATTTAATAAACAAGGTGCAGTTGAAATATTCCAACATCCTATTAAGAATCATGAAGGTAGAATACCTTGGCTTAGGTATATTATGGGTGTTGACCCTATTGATGATGATTACTCAACTACTGACTCTCTTGGGAGTGCCTTTGTATTTGATCGTTTTAATGACCAAATAGTTGCTGAGTATACTGGGAGGCAGAATACCGCTAATGAATTTTATGATATAGTATATAGATTATCACGATATTATAACGCCCTTATCAATTATGAAAATGATAAGAAAGGTCTATTTACTTACTTTACTCATAATCATGCACTTCAATATTTAGCAGATACTCCACAGATTTTAAGGGATATGGAGTATATAAAAGATCCAGCTTCTTATGGTAATAAGAGTAAAGGCACAAATTCCAGTAAAAACATTAATGCCTGGGGGAGAAGACTCCAAGCAGACTGGATGAGAGCAGTTGCTACTGGAGAATTAAGTACATCTGTTAGTGAAGATGGAACAGAGGTAGAGAGGGTTCCCCTACGTAATGCTCAGAAGATACGTTCAATTGGGTATCTAAAAGAAGCTGTAGCTTGGAATGCAGATTCTAACTTTGATAGAATTGCAGCAATGGGAATGTGTATGATTCTCAGAGAGGAACTCACTAAGTTTGAGGCTACTGAGTCTATTAGGATAGTTAAAACAAAATCTAAAGACGACTTCTTTAAGAGAATGGATACTTATACTAAAGACCATAACAGCTATAGTAGAATAATTTACTAAAACTAAGGTTTGTTAATACAAAATAAATACATTATATTACGAGATTAAATTCATTTCAATGGCACTATATACAAAAGATACTAACTCTTTTACCCCATTTCCTCACCAAAAGAGGACGGATGCCCAAAAAACCCCCTCCTTTTATAAGAAGTGTGTAGATGCTGGCATTAGTGTACTCAATAGTGACGTTGGACAGGGGATTAGGACTAGTAAAAAGAATATGCTCATTAACTATGATCTTATATCTGATAAGATCAATGATGCAGAGGTACAAAGAGTTGTCAATCCCTTTGGTATTGAATACGGTAAATTACCAGATAATTATAGGAACTGCCCACTTTTAAATTCCAACCTAATGTTACTATGGGGAGAAGAACGAAAACGCTTCTTTAACCCAATAGTTACTATGGTAAATAGTGATGCTGTCAACGATAAACTTACTATGTTAAATCAACAAGTAGATCAGTTTATTATGGAGCAAGCTAACAATCCCTCTATGTCAGAAGAACAACTTGTAGAGAGATTTCGGGAACTTGAACAGTGGAAAAACTTCCAATATAGGGATAGGCGTGAGAGGATGGCCCAACAGATTATTAGTTATGGGTATAATATTTTAAATTTAAAAGATGTTTGTAGTAGAGTTTTTGAGGATCTTACTATTGCGGGGGATGTTATTTATGTAACTGATATAGTATCTGGAGAGCCTACCGCTCGGAAAGCTGACCCAGTATCAATTACAACTCTTAAGAGTGGACAAACTCCTTACATAGAAGATTCAGATATTATTATAGAGGATCGTTATCTACCTGTTGGTAGAGTTATTGATGAGTATTATGAAGAACTTACTGACGCTGACATAAAGAAACTTGAAGAAGGATCTAATGTTCATAGGAATGCTAAGGCAGGTCTTATGGGGAATCAATTACTTCACGGAAAGAATAGTTTTTCTGATTATATAGAGTCTGTAGGAATAGGAGAAATTATTACAGGGGTTAATAAGAATGGGGCAAAGATGTTCGGAACTGCCTTTGATGAGGATGGTAATGTCCGAGTAACGAGGGTTCTATGGAAGGGAATGCGTAAAGTAGGCATTGTAAACTACATAGATGAATTGGGGGAACAACAACGTACCATTGTTCCAGAAAAATATGAAGTACAAGAAGAATTAGGAGAAACTGTTAAATGGATTTGGATCTCTGAATGGTTAGAGGGAACTAACATTGCAGAAGATATTAAAGTAAAATTAGGACCTAGAGAGGTACAATTCCGTAGTATGGATAATATCTCTAAATGTAGTCCTGGAATTATTGGAACCTCTTCCAATGTAGGTAACATGGAATCTCGTTCCATAGTAGATTTAGCTAAAACTTATCAGTATCTATATAATGCAGTTCTACAAAAGATGGAACTTGCAATTTCTAAAGATTTCGGTGTTCTTGGTAGATTAGATCTCTCTATGATACCAGATGAATGGTCAATGGACAAGTGGCTCTATTACGCCTATATGATGGGTTGGGCTGTTGAAGATCCCTTTAATGAGGGAAATAAAGGAGCCTCGATGGGCAAACTTGCCGGTCACATGAATCAGAGTTCTAAAAATATAGATCTCTCTCAGGGAAGATTCATTAGTAGTCAATTAGAGATTCTAGCCTTCCTAGAGAACAGAGTGGATATGATTACTGGTATTACTCCTCAAAGGAAAGGTGCTATAGAAAATAGAGAGACTGTAGGTGGAGTTGAGAGATCAGTTACACAATCTAGTCATATTACTGAGAAGTGGTTCTCTATACATGATAATGCTAAGGTAAGGATGTTAGAGGCCTTTTTAGAAACTGCTAAGGTTGCATGGAGGGGGAAATCATTTAAGCGCAGTTTCGTTCTAGATGACTCTAGTATGGGCATTCTGGACTTCGATTCAGAAGTCTTTAATGAGGCAGAATATGGTATCTATATTACTACTTCTAGTAGCGATATGGAGATGATCCAGCAACTTAAGGCTCTTACTCAACCCTTCTTACAGAATGGTGGTTCTATGTCAATTATTATGGATATCTTTAGAACTAAAGATCCTGCTTCTCTACAACGTAAGATCGAACGCTACGAACGTCAAATTCAAGAACAGAATAATCAAGCAGCTAAAGCTGAGGCAGATGCTCTACAACAGGAACAAACACGTCAGGAAGAACTGACGAGATACAAGATTGACAGAGACTATGATAAGGCTATTGACGTAGCATTAATACAGGCTGGATCAAAGGCGGAAGTAGAGGTTGAGGATGAGAATGAAGACCAGTTAGAGTTCAGTATCAAGCAACACGAGGATAAAATGAAACTTGAAAAGGAGAAACTTGCTGAAGTAAAGAGAGCAAATAAGGCAAAAGAGTCTATTCAGAAGAGTAAACCTAAACCTACTTTGGCTAAGTAAAGCTATACTTGAGGAAGATATATCTAATATATTTTGGTAGATCACTATTATAAACATTATATTTGTATTAATTAAAATTGGTAGACATGGCGATAGGAAATGAAGGGCTGTCCATAGCGGACATGGACTTTGGCGACTTTATTAGTACCAGCGGGGCACTAGAAGAACCTGAGGTTAAGAAGGTTAAAGAACCTGAATTAGAAATAGAGACAGAAGAGGACGAACCAGATTTACTGGAAGCTCTCGATAAAACTCTAGAGCAAGACAAAATAGAAGATAAGATAGAATCCCCCGCTCCTGCAGATGAATCGGATAAGACCGATGAACCCTTTACTCTTGTCCTCGCACGCTACCAATTGGAGCAGGGGATTCTTTCCTCTTTAGATGAGGAAAAGCTCCAAGAAATAATTGCGAACGAGGGGGAATCAGCTGCACTAACTTACCTTATACAAAATGAGGTAGAAACAAACTCCAAGGCTATTGAGGGGAAACTCGATGAATATTCTAAGGAGTATGCAGATTTGAGGAAGGCAGGATTTTCTGGGGAAGAAGCAGGTAATGCTGTATTTACTTTAGAAACTTTAGATAGTATTACAGAAGATGCACTTCAAGATGAAGATAATGAAGATCTTCGTAGAACTATTTTAAAAGAGAATTATAAGGCTACAACTAGTTTTTCAGAATCTAAAATAGATAGATTAGTTAAAAGGTCTTTTGATATTAATGCTGATGTAGAAGATGCTATAGAGGCTCTTGAAACTTTAAGGGAAGCTAAAAAGAACGGAATACAAGAACAAAAGCTTTCTCGTAAAAAAGAACAAGATGACGCTCAAGAAATCTTTAATCAGCAAATACGTGATTTAACCAAGCATATTGAATCTCTCGATGAGATTGTTCCTGGACAGAAAGTTACTAAACAGACGAAAACTAAAATCTCTGACATACTTACTAAGCCAGTAAAACAAAGTGAAGAGGGGTATGCATTAAATGCAATATGGAATAAAAGATCGGAAAACCCAATCTCATTTGATACTACTCTGGCGTATCTTTATTTGTCAGGAGTATTTGATGGTAAGTGGGATCAGATTACTAAATCAGTTAATACGAAATTAACAAATAAATTAGAAGAAAAACTTAAAACAGGGAGTACCAGTCTTCTCGGTGGCAAACCAACTATTCAGAAGTCACATTCAGAAATAGCCAGAGAGAACATGATAGGTCCCATGAAACACTTGTTTAGAGATTAATATTGCTTAAATTAATATAAAATGGAAAAAATCAGTAAACTTCAAATTGTAGAACCCAAGTATTGGTCAGGTTTGACTAGGGAGTCCCATCTGGGATGGCTAGGTTTATTGGAGCCTGAATTTATTTCTAAGAACATTGACATGATCTATGAAGTAAATTACGGTGCCGATAACTTCGTTAGCTTCACAGATAAATTCCCTACACACTATGTAGATACCGAAGGTCCTTACCGCTGGTGGTTACAAGGAGCAGATGAGAGGAACATTCCTCTTGTTAAAGCCTCTTTAGTCACTGCCGGAACTGCTCTTAATGCTGCTAGTCAGTGTGGGGTAGCTCGTTCAGCTTTTTATGTGTGGTTCCCAGAAAGGTATTTTGAGGCCACATCTGTAATTGTTGGGGAACATCCCGATGATTATTCTCTTCGTGTAATTGAAGATCCTGTCGCTGATGGGACTCAGTGGAGATGTAAAGTAGAACTTATCACTGGTGATGACAACCTTTTTGTTCCTGTAGCAGACCTTGCTGGTGGGACTAGATGGTCAGAAGAGTACGGTTTGGTGGAACAAGAACTCTCCAAAAGAGGGAACGGTGTTCATCATACTGCACCTTATATGATGGAAAATGTAACTTCTTACATCCGTAAGAATTACGAAGTTCCAGGTAACATGATTATCCAAGGACAAAATAAGCCGTTGGCTTATGCTTTCCGGGATCAAGATGGTAATACTCAAACCCGTTGGATTGATAAATTGGGTTGGGACTTTATGGCTCAGTTCCGTAG